CATTCGTTTATACCGCAGTTGCCCACCTCGGGATGAGTGAGGCAGACGCCTGGAACATGACGATGACCAGCTTCCGGGCTGCCATGAATGCCAAGTTCCCGCAAAAGGATAAAGGCAAGGTGCCAACCCAGGAGAAATACGACGAGGTTATGGACTGGGCGGAGCAGATGCTGGCAATGGATGCACAGAGGCATGGTCCGCATTAACAATCTACGAAATGAAACGATAAGCCCTGCGTCCGTGGGGCTTTTTTGCATCCGCAATAAACCCACCGCGCTTCACACGCGCACGTTATAATCCCAGAGCCTACAGAAAGCGAGCCTGAGAGTTAGTTGTACTCTGGGCTGCTATCTCTGTGTGACAGGCTCACTTTCTATAGGTAAACCTCATGCACTATCCAACCGTATCTGTAAACGGAGTTTCCGTTCGCGTTGATGACGAAGGGCGCTACAACCTCAATGATCTTCACGCTGCCGCAGTGGCTGAGGGCAAAGCCACGGAATCACAGAGGCCAAGTAACTTCATCAAAAGTGGGCAAATTAAAAAGTTTGCGCAAGAACTGACCAAAGCTACAAAAATAGCTTCGGTCAAGATTATCAAGGGTGGTGCTCAGCCTGGTATATGGGGGTTAGAGTTGGTGGCGATTCGCTATGCCGCATGGCTTAGTGTTGAATTCGAAATAAAAGTGTACCAAACCTTTCAGATGGTGATCCGAAATGGCATCAGTGCCATGTCCCGCCTGAACAAAATTGACCACATCATCAATACTGAAACCAAGCAGATCAGCCAATGCGCCAGCCAGATGGCCAGATGGGGTTCCGGCGGCCGCAAGCAACTACTGAACGCAGCACGGGATCGTGTTGCTGATGAAGTTCAAATGTATTTGCCTGGCATTATGTAGGCAGCGATAACCCGCTTAACTGCGTGTTTTCCTGTTTCCAGTCGACTGAGATCAATAAATCAGCTTTTGCCGTTGCACCTGTGCTATTCCTGGGTAGGATGTTTCCACTTTTACCAAAGGGGATAGGGATATGAAGAAGAGTTTTGTTGGTTTATCAGTTGTGGCGATCACTTTATTCTTAACGGCGTGCGCTCCCAGTAAGGAGATGCAGGAAGCCAAAAAAAGAGATGCTGAATTCGCTCAAGCCGTAAAAAACATTAATCTTGAAACAGCTGATGTAGGTAGCAAACCAGATAATTCCAAAGTCATCATAGAGTCGGCCATTCGCGATCAGTTAAAAGACCCCGAGTCTGCAAAATTCTCTGAATTCACAGAGCCTCGCAAAGAGGTAATGGTTGAGAATAGGAATTTTGTGTACGGCTATTCTTCCTGCGTTTATGTGAATGCTAAAAATTCATATGGTGGTTATACAGGCAAGCAACTGTATTGGGCGTTTATGAGAAATGGCCAAGTCCTAAGGATTAAAAACACGAATGATGCTTATGGAAACATAATCTTCATTGGCAGGCCGGTAAATTGTAGTTAAATCCATGAACTTCATTCAAACCTCGCTCCGGCGGGGTTTTTTATTGCCCGGAGAAAATGAAATGGCTGAGAACGTAGGCGATATTGAATATGTAATTAAGGCTGATACGGCTCAGTTGCTACGCGCTGACAAGCAGGTGCGGAACGTAACAGACGGCATGGAAGGCGGGTTCAACCGCGCCGACAAGGCAGCTTCATCGCTAACTTCATCCTTCGGCAGTCTAAGCCGGGTTGCTACTTCTCTTATGGCAATTTTGTCTGTGCAGCAGGTGGCGCAATACGCTGACGCCTGGGTTACGGTTAACAACAAACTTGCTAATGCTGTTCGCCCTAATGAGCAACTGGCTGATGTTACGCAGCGCATATTCGATATTTCGCAGAAGACAATGTCGAGCCTTGATGCAACGGCTGCGTTGTATGGTCGACTGGAGCGAGCCACTCGCAGCGCGGGAACTAGCACGGAAGATCTGTCACGCATCGTAACCACGATCAACCAAGGCCTTGCTGTCTCCGGTGCCACCACGCAAGAGGCGAGCTCTACGATGATTCAGCTTTCCCAGGCTCTGGCGTCTGGTGTGCTGCGCGGTGAAGAATTTAACTCCATTTCAGAAAACGGCTCGCGCCTTGCTGTGGCGCTTGCCGATTCTTTGGGTGTTACCGTTGGACAGCTTCGCGGCATGGCTGCGGAGGGTAAGCTCACTACGGACGTCGTGGTTAATGGTCTCCTGTCGCAAGGGGATCAGATAGCAAAAGAATTTGCCAAAACAGCAATGACACTTGGACAGGCATTTGAGGTTGCATCAAACAACGTCACTAAATTTGTTGGCGAATCATCAACCATTAAATCGGCATATGCTGGGTTCAACAGCACCATTGTCACGCTTAGTGACAACCTGAACACACTGTCTACGGTGTTTGTGGGGTTAGGGCTGATCATGGGATCGCGTTTTGCTGGCGCTCTGGCAATGGCTACGGCAGCAAAAGTGAAAGATACCGCAGCAACTATTGCCAGCGCCAATGCCTCTAAGGTGGCTGCGAAAGATGCTGAGGCTGAGGCTGCGGCTAAGCTGCGACTTGCTCAGGCTGATAAGAGTTCGGCAGTGTCTGCACTGAATGTGGCTCAAGCAAGACTGAATACAATTAAGGCAACCAACGCTGAAAGCGTGGAAGAGGTTAAGCTAGCCACTGCTGGTGCGGCAACAATACGCACACAGATTGCGCAGATTGAATCCGAAAAGGCGCTGGAGGTAACGCGACTAAAAGCGCAAATCACCGAACAGGGGAGAATCGCCACAGCAACACGAATGGCGCAACTCCAGCAGGCCAGCGCGGCATTAACAACCAGACTGGCGGCAGCAGAGGCGGCGGCTTCAACAGCCAGAGCAACAGCTATTGCTAAAGCCGAAGCTGAAGTGTCAGCAGCAAGAATTGCAGCCGCGACCACTACCGGAGCTGCAACTGCAGCTAATGGTCGATACATAGCTTCACAGGAAGCGGTTGTTATTGCTAACAGGGCCGCAGCAGCAAGCCTGACACTGATGAATGGTGCGCTAAGCCTGATTGGTGGGCCGGCTGGATTTGCCATGATAGCGGCAGCAGCCGTTTTCTATTGGTGGCAGCAGGCTAAGCAGGCAAGGGAAGAAGCTATCGCATTTGCTGATGGTCTTGATAGGCTCAACGCTGCAATGAGTTCAATGACAAATACGCAGCTGCGCGGGACCATAGGGGATGCCAACACATCTATTCGAGCGCAAAAAGAGGCGGTTGCCGAGCTTGAGGCTGAGGTTAACAAGCTCAACGCGAGATACAGCAAATTCACACCAGAAGCGCAAAAATATGCTGACTCTATGGGGCAGGGTGCTGAGTTTGCTCAGCGCCAGTCTGAAGTGTCAGATGAACTTGCGCGTAAAACGCGTGACCTGCAGGCGGCAAAAGACAAACTATCCAGAACTGAAGACACGGCAGCAGAAGCTAGCAGAACACTAACCAACAATATGCTTACCGCGATGGGCGTTCATGATCAACTCATCGAAAAGTCATGGTCGCTCGAGCAAGTACAGGGCGCGGTAGCTAAAGCCTTTGGAGACACGGCTGATGAAATAAACAGAGCCAATCAGGCTGGGAAAAGCTTCGATCCAAAAGCGCTGCAGATTTCACCGGCTACCAAAGAGGGCGATAAAGTTATCGCTACTCTGGAGGAGCAGAATGAATTACTGAAAATCCAGGATGAGAGGGAGCGGGCAATAGCGAAGGCCCGAATGCAGGCTGCAAAGGTAACGGATAATCAGAATCAAATCTCAGCGGCAGGAAGGCTGGCTGCTGAAAATTACGATTTAGAGAAATCTGAAGAGGCCAGAAAAAAAGCACAGCAAGAGAGCGAGCAGCAAGGTAAAAAATCAGCCTCACAGGCTGAATCCATTGCTCAGAAACTGGAAAATCTTAAGCAGCAAACAGACCTCGCAGCCGATTCTACAAAAGAATTAAGCCGCGAACAGGCAGTTCTCGCAGCCCAGCAATCACTTGGGAAAGGCGCAACTCAAGAGCAGATCGCACTGGCTGGTAAATATCGCGGGGAAATTTGGGATACAGCAAATGCCCTTAAAGCCCAGGCCGCTGCTGAAAAACTACTACCGGAAGCCAAAGAGAATGCTAGCTACAAACAGGATGTTGAAGACCTTAAAACCGCTCTGGCCGCCAAGAAGATAAGTCAGGAGCAATTCAACGAAACATCTCTGCGTATCGAGCAGCAGCATCAATCAAACCTGGCAAAAATAAGAGCCGAACAGGTAGCTACCCCACAGCAGAAAGCCGCGGGATTGGTTGACCCTGTGCAGCAACTTGCCAACCAGCACGCGCAACAAATCGACCTCATTCAGCAATTCGAGCAGCAGGGGGTCATTGCTCACCAAAACGCACTCGCATTAAAGAATGCTGCCGATACAGAATACGAGCAGGCCCGTATCGCTGCGCAATGGGAAATCTATCGCAACCAGAGCACCACCAACCAGCTCATGGCTGACGCTGTAGATTCGCTTCAGGGCGGAGCTACCAATGCCATAACCGGGCTGATTAACGGCACTCAGAGCCTTCAACAATCACTGGCTAACATCGGCACCACCATCCTTAACAGTGTTGTTGGCAGCTTTGTTCAGATGGGCGTGGAGTGGGTTAAGAGTCAGTTAATGGGGCAAGCTGCAGCCGCTGCATCACTGGCATCGACTATGGCACAGGCTACCGCTGCTGCCTCTGCATGGGCGCCAGCCGCAATGAGCGCCTCAATCGCCACATACGGCAGCGCGGCAGGGGTAGGCCAGGCTGCGTATGCTCAGTCTTTGGTAGCTGCTAAGGCAATGGCTCTTGCAGGTGGTCGTCGCTACGGCGGCACGGTATCAGCCGGCAACGCCTATCGCATCAACGAAGATGGACGCTCTGAAATCTTCCAGACAGCAGGTGGGCAGCAGGCATTCATCCCGAACCAGTCAGGGAAGATTATTCCTGCTGATAAGGCCGGAGGTGGTGGCGGGGTAGTGCAGCACATAACTTTCGAAATCAACACCACTGGCGGCATAGACGATGCGACCATGGCTAAGATGGCGCAGATGATGAAGCAGGTGAGCCTGAACACCATCCGCGACCAGCAACGTCCGAACGGGTTACTACGGAGGTAATCGTGCCAGAAACATTCACATGGACACCGCAGCGAGCTTATCAGGTTGAACGTACCCCAAACGTAGCCGTTGTTAAGCTCGGTGATGGCTACGAGCAGCGACAGGTGAAGGGTATCAACCCGCTAATGGATAAATACTCCCTCACTTTTCGGGGCGTAGGCGGCGCCTGCCGGAGTAATTCTGCCAAGGATGCTGAAGCGTTCCTTAAAGCCCGTGGCGCGGTTGAATCATTCTACTGGACCCCATCAGATACCGGAGTCAGAAAATTGTTTGTCTGCCGCTCATGGAGCATGACCAAGACCGGGCCGCTATACGAACTGACGGCTACATTTGAACAGGTGCCACGATAAGCCACCATTAGGTGGCTTTTTTTATGGGAGTTTGCCGTGCGCGACATACCAGCCAGTATGATTATTGATAGCGTCGATG